TCACGATTCAATACTTGAAGCCTGACTCTGCGCCACGCTGCATCGTATCCTCGCGCTGCGCTTGAGCCTCGGTCGAATCTTCTGTCGCCTCGCCGAGGGTTTTTTTGTAGCCACTTTTCTTGGCAACTATTACACCGGCTGGGGTTATTTTGTGGAAGACCACAATCAAGGCAGATGGTCTTAGGCATCGTCTTCTGTGCCATCGAAGTCAGCCTTAAACACAACCTCATCGGACTCTTCAGTGTTCTCTGGGTCAAAGGTTGTGCGGTACATTTCCACAGCTGTGCCAGCAATACGAACAAGGATGGACTCGAACGCTTCGAGGCTTTGGCTTGGTGTCTCGTCGTCTACCTCAACAGCAACATCATGAATCTCGCAACGGATCAACATGAGTCATCTCCAGTCGCTTGTCTAAGAGTTCGTTCACAATATCGGCAAACTTTGACCAGTCAGCAGTTCGAGCTGCGGTGTCTGAAAGGTGGCCAAGTGCCTCGTCTATTTCTTCAACGGTAACTGGCTCGTCTAAGTTGACCGCCATGTCTTACTCCGTAAATGACGAAAGACCCCGACGGATTGTCAAGGTCTTTTCTTTTCGGGCGCTCTGAGTGAATACACTCAGTGTAGCACACCGTTCGGAAGTCGTGTCAAACTGAATGAGCCGACCGAACTCGGTTGAATGCTTGCAGGTCAATCAACTGACCTTTGCGCTTGAGTTTGTGCTTGGTGACTACATTGCGAACCTGTCGCTCGCTAATACCTGTCCACTGTGCGACCGCTTCAGTGTCAAGCCAAATCTCGATGCCAGGTGTGGTAGTTGCGACGGCGATGAGTCTGGCAGGTGTCCACGAACTCTTGCACTTCTTGCAGCTGACAGGTTCGAGCAGGTCGTCACCTTTGACGGCAATGAGTGCGTTGCAGGTTGAACCGTCGTCATTGGTGGTAGGGCATGGGATGCGCTTGACAGGATCGAGGAAGCGTCGTGCAGCGGTCATTCCGGTCGAATGGATGTCGGCTATCTCTCGGGCGAACTCGTCAACCCATTCCTGCTCAAGTGTCCAGTCAAGATGCGACAGGTGGAATCTGACAGTGAAGGCAACTTCAGCCTCGACTGTGGGTTGCTTTGGCACTAGGGCAACAGGTGACAGGTTGCGGTCTTCCCGAATAACCTTCTCCCATTCGTGCAAGGTGTTGAGGATGGCTTGACCTGCCACGAAGTCTAGGGCTGAGATGTTGACCCCGATTGTCATCTCTCCTGTGTTTGTGCCATGTCCACCTCGTTGAGGTTGTAGGCAGTAGTGAGCCTCTTTGTGAAGTGCTGGCAGGTCGGCGAGGCGCTGGCGTAGTCGTATGGAACAACCGCCACAGAGGATGAATCCGCTTTTGTGTTCTCGGTTACAGATTCGGCACTTCACTAGAATGGCGGCCTCTCTGTCGTGACTAGCTCGTAACGGCTGGCGAAGTAGTTCGGGTGTCCTGTTGCAATCATGCCCGTCGGGTCGCATTCGTGCAAAGCCAGAATTGTCTTGTGGTCATGATCGTCGGGCTGGATGTTGAACTGGCTTCGAACGCTGGCTCTGAATCCTTGGTCGTGTCGTCGTATCTGGTAGGTGCGCCGCCCTGACAATCTCGCCTGAATCTCACCAAGCAGGTCGAGTGGCTCAACTCCGAGTGTGGTCAGGATTCCCCCGACCCACATCGTCCAGGTTGGCGACTGACATCTGTGGCATGAATCTGGTTTGGCGGTCGTACTGACCAGATGCTCGAAATAGGTAAGGCGGCTGTTCATTTATCCCCTTTCCCCCTTTCCTAGACCGCTTACCTCCTTTATAGGAGAGGTAAGGCGTTCCTGTTTTTTATAGGTAAGGGGAGGTAAGGGCAGGTAAGGCGGCAATTTTCAGGCCAATTTTGCGTCGATTGCGAACGGATGTGAGGGGTCATAATGCTGTTTTGTGGAGGTATTGCCTACCTGTTTTGCCACAATTTTGCCAGCGTCGACGACGTACTTATATGCCTTTTCACGGTACTCGGTACTCTTTCCCAGCCTCTTCTTAAGGTCGCCAGTGGTGATTCCTGGGTTCAGTTGAACTATCTCAACAATCTGGGTCATGATGTTCTCGATGGTCTGGTCTGTCCTTGTGATGGCCTTCTCAACGGTCAGGTGACGGCTGTGCTGGTCGTAACTGAGGACGTGCTGTTCCATGTCCACATCTCGCCCGTGAGCCTTCAGGAAGCGTTGTCCTTCGTCATTTCGGGTAAGTAGCCACCTGACATCTGCCCAGTCGTCGAATCGGGATGCACCTCTGGCTCGTTCGATGCCTGATTCTGACGCTCGACCGGTGTGTGCTGCGACAATGAGGTTGTCGACTCCTGCCTCGTACTTGATAACGTCTAGCGTATCTAAGAATGTTCCCATGTCGCTGTTGCTGTTCTCGTCACCTGATCCGACGAAGGCTCGGGCTAGTGGGTCGACTATCCATGTCTGAGCGTTGAAGCCTTTGAGGATGTCAATGACTCGTTCTTGCACGAAGTCACTTGTCATGGGCATCCGTAAGCCTCGCAGGTGGACTAGCTTGACTCGGTCGGTGTTGATGATTCCGACTTCTCGCATCCACTGGCGGTATTGCCTAGGCTCAACCTCATAGTTGAAGATGACCACATTCCCGTCATGATCGTTGACCCCGTACTTGCCCAAGAATGGGTGGTCGTCAACTAACGCCTTGACCACATTGTTGATGAGTGTGGTCTTGCCTGACTTGTATTCGGCGGTCAGGGTGATGTTGCCACCGGTCGGGAACACTTCGTTGATGACATACTTGGCTTCCTCGTCTGGTTGTTCTAGTTCGATGGTGAGGTTGTCAAAGATGTCTGGCAGTTTGAACTTGGCGAGGTTGTCTTCATCTCGTAGGTGTTCCTTGGCTTGCTTGCGTATCCGCTGGCTCTGGATTTCAGCTGCGAGCATCAGGTCATAGCCTCGGTTGTCACTCTCAATGACTTCACCTGTGTCTGGGTCGACGTTTGTGGGCATCTGGAACGCTGGCAGGGAATAATCTGGAACAACGGCAATGCTTCCATATCCTTGACCCCTGAGCGCCTTGGTGGACTGTTTGAAGGCATCTTCTGATAGTGAACCGAAGGTGAACAGCGTGAACACAGCCCACTTTGAATAGGGCTTCTCTTGCTCGAACTGGGTTGAGGTGCTGAACACATAAAGGTTGTCAGATTCGGTGCGACCGGTCGTGGCGCTAATGCCGTGATCCTTGCCCGGTCTAGTCCATTGGGTTTCACCTGAGCGCATGGTCATGATTTTCTTCCAGCCAGCAGGAATGAGCAGTTCATCCCAAGTGGTTCGGGCGTTGTAGTCATCACCTGGGCTGAGGTTGCCATCTGTCACCTTGGTGGTGATGGATCGCACGATTTCTTCTTGAACTGGCATCTCATCAAAGAGCATGAAGAGCAGGTGCAACTCTTGGCGCTCGGCTTCAGTGAACGTCACAATGTCTTTCGGGGTCTTACCTTCAAGCCTGACCCACGGCTTGCCTGATGGGTGGACTGTGCCACCTGACGGGGCGACGATGACGAACCCACCTTCGCCTCGGGTTTCAATCCAGCATTCGGGGTTGTCGTTCGCACCTGGTCGTTGGGCAAGTTTGGTGTTGCCTGGCACTGTCCCGTCGATACGGTAGAGCCAATGAATGCCGCCTGATGGGGTCATCTCAATGTAAGTGGATTGCAGCTTGTCCCAGATGTCGCCAATCTCGGCCTTGTGGGCAAGTTCTCGGGCCTCATCAAGGATTCCAGCGGCGACTGCTCTGCCTTCGAGTTCGAGCATTTCAAGGTTGCCACTGACAGCGCCTGTGATGATGCCAAACCCTTGAGCGGTTGTTGCCCATGTGACCAGTTGTTCTGGCGTTGTCATGTCGGTCTGTGCCTGTTTCCATGAACCTGCTGGTGCTTTCGAGCCGTCTTCTCGAACTGGCACGACGTTGACACCTGCGAGCAGGAACTCTAGGGCGCTGTGTAGTGGTGAGGTTGTCGGTTGTGGGTCGGGGTTGTTCACGCCAGAATCTTTGCCGAGTTGCAGGGCCACATCACGAGGTTGCCGTACTGGTCACGACATTCGCCACAGACTATTCCGAGTGAACTCTTGTGTGCTTGATGCAACTTTTGTAGGCGACTAATCTTCAGCGCTCTGGTCACCTCGTCGAATGTCTCTTTCTTTCGCAGGTCAGCATTGTCCTCTGCCATCTGAGCCAGAATTGCCCGTCGCATTGCCCGAACACTTTCGAGCGCGGTGTCGACTTCTTGGGTGGCTTTGGCGAGGCTCGCCTGAACTCGGTCGTGAATGTTGGTGTTCTCGCACATGGTTAGTCCTCATCTTTGTGATTGATGTTGTCGCAGAATCGGTCATGCTTGATGCGACCGTTCACGACCTTACAGAAGTCGCCGTCAGCGCAGGGCGAGGCTGTCAGTGTTGGCGTGAATGTCAGACTCGTGCCGGTCTTTGTGGTGTTGTCAATCGTAAAGTTCGGCAGACTGACACAGTGAGCGTGAACATCGAGGTGTTCAAGAACTGCGGTGATGGCTTTTCGGGTGCAGTCGTAGCAGTAGGCGAGACCGCCATCTGGGCATCCTTGCCGAACCAAAGCCATCAAGGCTTCACAGGCTTTTTCAGGTATTTCAATGGTCATGGTTTGTCCTTTGATAGTTGAAAGGCTCGGCGCGACCTTCCCCTGCCGACACCGAGCCTTTCAAGTTGTTGGTGTTACTTGCTCGCTGTCAGCTGAGCGATGAGTGCCGCGATGGCAGGATCGTTCACATCGGCCACTGGCGTGGTTGCAGGTGCAGTTGCCGTTGGCGCAGGTGCGCTGATGTTGCCAGTTGCCTTTGCCTGAACATAGGCGACAGCCTTTGCGGTGTCACCGTCGTTGGCGGCTTCAAGTACCCAGGGCGCAGACTGTCCGGGGCGAGCGATGCCCTGACTCATTCTGCCGAGAACCTGAGCGCCAATGTTTGACTTTAAGTTGGCGATAAGTCCACGACCGAAGAATAACACGTCATGGTATTCCTCGTTAGTGTCTAGGTCGACTACGTCAACAGCGATGGCTGATGACTCGCCGAATGCGGTCGTGATGGATTCCTTGAACTCAAGTGGAGTGACAAGGAGAAGGTGGCCGAGTAGGTCGGCCGGCTTGACAGAGTCTGACCCTGTCGATGGAGCTGCAAACATAAGTTTGTCCTTCGTTGTGTTTATCCGTTGACGGTTGTCAGCGGAATCCTAGTTGGTGAGATTATCGTCGGTGTGCTTGTCGTGCGGATCACCGAGAACATCCCAAGGGTCGAACGTGAGATAACTCTGACGAGCATCTTCATCGGCGCTGAATCTTCCGAGCGCCTGAAAGAACAGGGCAGCGCTGAAACCTGTCAGCAAGCCCACTGACCCTGCAACAATAACCGTGAGCAGTGTTTTCACTTTGAGCCTCCTGGGCATCCGATAGCGAGGTTGTCTGACCCTGGCATGAACCAAGGACAGAAGGTGCAATTCCGTGAGGTTGAGGCTGGCACGAGTTCCCAGCGCTCAGGATGTTCTTCAGGGTCAAGCATAGCCAGCAACTCAACGGTTGAGTCTAGGCGCAGCATTGCCTCGATTGCCACATCCTTGTCGTAGTCGCCGACCCAAGTGTGCATTCCGGTCAGCATTCCCCCGAGTGGGTAGAACGCCAGCGCAATCTTCTTGACCTCGTATCCTTGCTGTTCCAACCCGTAGCCGTAGACATTTAACTGGATCACTTGCTGTTCAGTTGGGCCGTCAGCCTTTCGGGTTTTCATGCTGGTCGCGCCGACACATTTGTGGTCGATGACTGTTCCAGTCTTTCGGTCGAACAGGTCAAGTGTTCCTGACAGTCCAGGTCGAGCCTCGACTCGATGTTCCACAAGCCAGTCAGCGTCACCGTTGGCAGCTTCGAACGCCTCAGCCAACCACGCATGAATCGCTGTTCCACTGATGCTCGGCCAAGGGTCGGAGTAGTCATTGACTTTGGCAACTTGCACCATCTTGTAAGCCAACTTCCGCAGACACGGGTCACCGATTTCCGACGGCCCAATGTTGACCACTTTAGATCGTGGACTGTTCGCCGACTTGGCACGAATCACATTGGTGATGATGTCCTTGAGTGCCTGTTCAGGTGTCACTGGCGAGGCAAAGGTGATGGCGCTCATCAGTAGGTCTCATTCCCCGTCAGGATAGTGAACCGTCGAGTGAGTGAACGCTTGGTCACTACATCGAGCGCCTGTTGTGGCAGGATTTCGCGCAACTTCTTCACGTCAATGCGCTCGGATTCCACAACTGCCCAACGGACAACAGGCTGACCATTCACAGTGCCAATCTCATGAGCGCCAAGTGCTGCCTCAATGTGGCTTCGTGCGATGTCAATCTGTTCGGCAATCTGTGCAGCCTCTAACTTGAGGCGCTTGTATTCGTCAACCCAGCGAGCAATCTCAGGGTCAAAGTCAATTTCGATGTTGTTGATTTCGACGCTCACAGTTCGATCCCCATCTCTCGGGCAAGACCTGCACCGATAAGCGCACCGGTCTGATTGTCGGCAGTGATGTCAGCCATCAACTTCTCAGCTGCAATCTTCAGGTTGCGAAGGGTTACAAAATGGCCGACCTTGTAAGCGGTGAAAGAGGTGACCACGATGGTCAGCCAGAATAACGGGTTCATTTCTTGTCCTTGTCCTTGGTTGTTTGTGTTCCTTGGTTCTTCCACTTGGCGAATGAGGCTGGCAGAATGCCAACCTCGTCGCAAGCGTCTTGCAATGACCAACCCATTTCTATGAGTCGAATCACTTCTTTACTGTTGCCACGCCTGACTCTACTTCTGTGAGCCGACATTTTCCGACGGTCTTCGGGCGACACTCCGCCGAAGTATCCGTTGAAATCTTTGTTGCTGAGTGCCAGGTCAAGGCATTCCTGACGAACTGGGCAGTCCTTGCAGATGGCTTGAATCATCGGCTCTGACGCTTCGACATCTTCGAGTGAGGTCGGGAAGAACAGGTCAGGAAAGATGGTGTTGGCACAGTTGGCGGTTTCCCAGCGTTGAGCATTGCCGAATGCGAAGTTGAAGTTGGTCTTCATTTCCCTGTACCTGACCTGTCAAGCAAGTCCACAGCTTGTTCCAGTGGCATGATTGCCCACCAGTTGCCAGTGTTAGTTGATCCAACCCCGACAGGTTTCACCACAAGGATTCCGACCTGTGCCTTCGAGTTGACTTTCTCAGCTGCCAACTCTTTGAGCCATGCAGGGATGGAGTAAGTCTTGTGAGCCTTCACCTCGATGCACACACTTGGCAGACCGGCAACGTCACCTTTGTCATTGACACCTGCCAGCGCCCTGCGCTCGGCGTGAACGTAGCCACGAGCGATGAGGTAGTTGACAACAGCAGTCTCGGCTGATGTGCCTTTGGCCTTGTTCTTGCTCATCGGGTGAAGCCTGAGCATCGAGGACAGAGCCAAATCTTTGCCTTCTCGTACCACTGAAGTTCTCGGCAGCAGTCACCACATAACGGGTTGTTCATGCGACTTGCTCCTGTTCGGCTAAGCGCTTTGCTCGACGTTTGCGAGCGTCGATGGCGTATTGAGTCTGACTCTTCATCGCCTCGGTCGTGTATTGGGTCTGAATCTGAACTGCCTTGATGCCCAAATCTCGGCGCAACTTTTGACGGGTGACAACTCCTGTCCCTGCCCAGACACCGTCAACCTCGACGTGCAAGGCGTAGGTGAGGCAAGCCTTCACCACCGGACAATCGGCACACATCTTCTTGATGGTCTGGCAGGTGTTCACGCCAGTTTCAGGAAAGAACAGTTCGGTGTCTATGCCTACGCACGAACCTTCTGACAGGTCTGGAAACTCGTATGGATCACTCATGCGACACCGCCCAAAGGTAGGTGGCGCTCAACCTCGTAGGACAAGTGCAAGGGAGCGCCACCAGTGTGAGCGTTCGAACTCTCAAGTCCAATCATAGCGAAATAAGGCGACATCACTTCTCGCCCTGCAATGCACGTTCCAAGCGTTCGGTGATGTATTCCAGTGCAACAGCACCGTCGGGTGAGATTCGCAGGTTGTGCTTGAGTTCACGAAGCACGTCATTGACCTGCAACAACTTCTCTAACATGGTGACAGTTTCGGTTGTCATTACTTCCAACTCCTAGGTTCACAGAAGGCAAGAAATAGGAAGGCTGTCACAGCGAAAGCCTCAACTGCGTTCTTGACCTTGCGACCACGAGGAGTCCAAGGGGCATTGTTCCAAGCGTTAAACATTATGCGCTCACCTGAATCTTTTCGTCTTTGCCCGATACGGTAACCCAGCCAACAAGTGTGAATCCACCGCAATGCTTGATTGAATGTTCGGCGGCGTTAACCCACCATGCCTGATCTACGTTTGCCCAGTTCTTGAGCAGCTGTGACAGTTGAGTTTCGATTGTCATTTCTTTGTCCTTTGTCCTTGTCGGTTGTCCTACCGACACTTAGAACACTACTCGCTTGGAATCCAATGTCAAGGATTTTGGCAAAGTATTTTTGATAACTCTTTTGTTATATTTCACGCCTAGGAATATAACAAAAACGACCCCTGTCCGGGCTCAAAGGATGTGAAATCGAGCGCCGCAACAAGGGTCGTCTTGGGCCTTAAGCCCTATTCAGTTATGTGTCACAGTCGGTCTGCGTTGACCAGTTCCCCTGCAATAGCCAAGTACGCTGCACCGTCAATGTATGAGTCCATGTTATCTGGGTTTCCCGATAGACGTGCAAGTTTCAACCCTGCCATGCAGAGTGCCACTTGGAAAGGTTCGACCCTGTAGCCAAGGATCACTGACCAGATTCGGGCGATGTTGTCGTGGTTGATGTACGGCTCGCCATGCTGAAGGTTGCGGTCGTTAGTTGTCAGCGCTGTTGCCTGGTCGAGGATGTCCTTGCGGTTGAGGTCTTTCATCTTTGCTCCCCTAATGCCATCAGGATTCCCTGTTCCAAACTAATCTTCGGCTCATAGTAACTGAGCATGAACTCAAGATTGCCAACCCGATACTGAACCCCGACAGGCTCGGCGGTGAGGTGTTCGATTGGCGCATGATAGCCAGAAGCCAGCATGACCAGTTCGGCCAGTTGGTTGAATGAGGTTGCTCGACCGCTGCACAAGTTTGACACCTCGATGCCAGCGTCAACTCCAGCCATCACTGCACCCACAATGTCGTCGATGTGAATGAAGTCCCGAACTTGCTTCCCGTCACCCCACACTTGAAATGGTGTCTGGCGGTTCAGTCCTCGCTCGATGAACTTCGGGAACGGATAGTCCAAGTCTTGATCCGCGCCATAACCTGAGAACGGTCGGAACACCGACACCTTCAAGCCTTGTTCCCTGGCATGACTTGCCAGCATCTCGCCGGTCAACTTTGCCCAACCATAGGTGAGGTCAGGATTCTGGATGTTGCTCAAGTCAATGTCGGTTTCCTCAAGTTGAACTTGCCAACCCAATTCTTGCAATACGACCGGATAGGCGGCAGAGCTGCTGAAGTAGACAATGCGTTCAGGTTTCGTGCGTAAAGCCCAGCCGAACATTTCAGCGTCAATGGACAGGTCAACCGCTAGCGCCAGCGGTGAGCCTTCAATCATTCGTCGACCACCAACAACAGCCGCCAAGTGAATGACTAGGTCGAACTTGGTGTTGTCGGTTCGAAAGAAGTCGCGAGCATCTACTCCGTTGACAATGTCCACGCCAACAATGACATGATTACTTGAAGCGAAGTGTCGGTGAAATGCTCGACCTACGAAGCCAGCGTCACCTGTGATGAGTATTTTCACGCGCTAAGTCTTTCCACTAGCTGATGGTAATTGTCGCTTGCAATGTAGGTGTTGAACGCTTGCAGGTCTGCGCTGTAGAACTCGCTTGAGTTTGTTTCATGATAAGAATCATCCCACTCACTCTTGCCGATTACTGGGTGCAGATGCTCGATGACAGTTTCGGGCAGGTATCGGATGGCGTTCAAGTCTTGACCTAGTCGAAGCCAGAAGTTGTCCAGATACAAATGAGCGAAGCAGTCAGGAATCATGCCGTTCAGTTCTTCCACTATGCTTCTCGTCATCCCGACGGCTGTTGGCAGTCCTTCCCCATGAAACAAGTCGTCACCATAGACAAGCCCTGTGACAAGGTTGTCAAGGTTTGTGCGCCACACTTTGTCCCACTGCAAGGTTCGAGGTCGATGGTCATCACCAACGAAGATGAAATACTCCCAGCGCTCATCTGTGACCAGTTGCCTTGCAGCGTTGTTGAGTGGGTCGGCCATGCCTTTGCGACCACGTTCGAAGATCAGCACCTCGGTGAAGTTATTTTCGAGCCACAGGTATTGCTCAAGTGTTTCGTCATCCTCGTCGACTACAACAAACAGACGTGACATTGTTTCGGTGTCAATGAGTGACTGTTGCAACTCTTTGATGTTGTGCGGTCGATGTCGACTTGGCACGATGATTGCGGTGTTCATCTTTGCTCCCCTGCTAGAACTGACAAATCTCGGCGAGGATCGTAACCCTCACCCATAACAAATGACACGATTCCGGTCGGCGATTCCAGACCAGCCCTATCCCTGAACCAAGGTGAGCCGCCATCCATCGCTGGAATCTGGATGTGTAGGCGAGGGCCGACTTGAGCGACCTTGTAATGGTGATAGTGGGCAGTGAGTAGAACGTCAGCGTCACCCACTGGCGTTCGCCCTGTCGCCTGTCCTTGCCACCACTTGACTGCATCTCGGGACTGATGACCATGCGCCAGCCCAAGGATTGACCCTGACACGTTCAGCGCCAAAGTCTGATGGTCGCTGTCGGGATAACGGAACTGGACATGAGCGAGCGCAGGGTTCTCGGCGCAAGCATCCTGCACAGCTGAGACCACTTCAATCTGCCACGAGTCGGTGGCCTCACCGATGACATACCGTTGCGCTTCGTCGTGGTTGCCAGGGACAACTGGCACGATGAGGTTGTCGGTCAATGGTGCAAACGCCTTGATCCATGCAAGAAGCATTCGACGGGCAACCCTGACCTGTTGGGTGGTGCTGAGGTCTACTCGTCCAAGAATCTTTGAGTTCTGGCTGACGTTGCCTTCGATGCAATCGCCCATCTGTGGCAACACGACAGTTCCCACTGGTCGACCTATGCGAATAAGGTCTCGGTGTCGCTGGACAGATTCCTCGATGCCGGTCAGAACACGCCTCACAGTGCCTTCTGTGCCGTCTCCTGCATCCTTACCCCACTGTGTATCGCCGATAGCGTAGACAGCGCTCAGATTGCCTGTGTGTGCCTTTATTCGGGCGTGTGGTCGCCACCTTTCCACATGGTCAATGAGCGCTTGAAGGTCGGTGTCGTCAGCTGACGAATGAACCTGCTCAGCTGGGACAATGTTGACTCTGGCAGATTCCAGCCAGTCGCCGTCATACTTCTGCCACCTCGAACGCCGAACGCCAGTGACACGCCATGCAGTTGGGTCGAGGTCGAAGTCGCCCAGCAGGTCAACGGCATCTGGCAATTCACCGGCGGTTCTGGGTGTGGACACAAAGAAACCGCCCGAAGCAGGGTCAACCTCAAGTCGAGGTCGCCATGCTTCGGGCGTATTGGTGGTGCGAGTATCAGAGCCAGATTGACCGGCGCTGGCAAGTTTGGAAAGGTCGTCAGACAAGGTCATTGTGGACACCGACAACCGTTGGATTCCCCACGATTGCGGTGACGACTTACAGTGACAGCGCTCACCTTGAAGCCTCGGTTGGAAAGAACCTGAGCAAGGTCGGTGTGGCGTATCTTGTCATTGAGTAGGGCAGCGTTTAAGGCTTCACGTTCATCGTCGGAAAGACCGACAAGTGAATTGCCAATTGCACATAAGCGACGAGCGACAGTCTTGGCGACGTGTAGGTCATTCAGTTCGGCTATCAAGTCCATAGACTTAGACTAAGCCTTGAACTACTTCGTGCCAATTCCGAACGCTGAATCCTTAGGGTTCAAGGCACGAACCAACACAGGGACAAACGAAGCCCACACTGCGTTGCCAATCTTCACTAGGTCATTGTGAGTCATGGTGAATGGTGTCACGTTGAGCGACATCATCACAGTGATCACACAGGCCAGCAAAGACTGAGCATAAGTCGCCAGGACTGATTGAAGTTTCGGGTTCATAATCACGCCTTCGTTGGCATCTTGCCGAGCTGTAGGTCTACGTCGTTGTATTGAGAAGCCCAGCCGAGAAGTTCCTTGCCCCAGACTCGCGTGAAATAGTCGACGTGCTGTTCGCCAATGTAGCCAGCGCTCGGAGTATCGGTTGAGATGAGAACTCCCACACGATCCGATTGAATCGCCACATGGCCATACAGACCGCCAGCAAAGAAGACAGGTGCGCCGATAGGACACTTGCTCATGTCGGTGTGGCGATGATTCTTTGGGATGTGATTCCATGCGTCGATGGCGCTGGCGTATTTGACCGGCAATCCCCAAGCGTTCTGACAGGTCTTGTGACAACGACCGATTTCAATCTTCTTGTGTTGCAGCATCCATGCGTGCATATGAGCGAAAGCTTGTGAACCTGTGATTCTTGAAAACATAAAGACTCCTAGTCGATGTGGTTGTCGAACTCACCCTGAAGGTGAGCAAGTTTGTCGCCGATGATGATTTGGCGTTGTTCAATCTTGTCAATCTTGCTTGACATCTCATTGACCGCTTGACGTAGACCGCCACCGTTTGGCCCGAACTGCGCAGCGATGAAGTTCAACCTGTCAGAGATTCTCAGTTGTTGACTTTGAAACTCATTCTGGCGTGATTCAATTCGTCGCCAAATACCGAAAGCGCCAGCAAGAATTGCTGCAAAGAAACTGACGATGCTGACCAGGCTTGAGGTGTCGGACAAGTTCATGAAATTACTTCTCAATCACAGCGACATAAACAGTCGTAGTGCCGGTGTTGGTCACTGCATACATCGGGCCAGTGTGAGTGTTGAAAGTAATCTTGTCGCCTGAATCTAACTTCAGACCGTTGGAAGTTGTCACGCCAGCATCGCCGACATAAAGGATTCCACCTGCGGTGTGAAGATGAACTTCTTCGGCTGCGACTGAGTCGGCAACAATCTGACTTGCGGTTGTAGTGATTGAGTATTGTGCGGATGTAATAGCCATTAGGACTCCTTGGTTTCGGTTGGTGTCTTGTCGGTGATTTCCTGATGGCATCCGCCACAGATCACAAGTTCGGCAGGGTCAGGGAACTGCACAGTGAAGCCGTCGTTGTGACAGTCGGGAGTGTGGCAGGTTAAGTTCCAAAGCATGAGTTCCCCTAGTTGTTGTCAGCCGCAGCTGAGGTCATTTGAATGGCGTGGTAATGCAGATAAGTGTTCGTGATTGTGACAGCAGTTGGACTGACATTCAACACTCTGGCGGTAAAGCCTGAAGTCGTGACGCTAGCAACGCAGGTCGCCGCATAAGGTGTGCCTGAACTTGAAGTGATTTCAGCAGTCAAAGTCAGGATTGGATTCTGAGTGAATCGTGTGGATCGAGTAAAGGTGACCGTCACCGAAGCGCCAGTGTTCTGTGCCATGTTGGTTGCGTAAGTGATTTTATCGGTCGAGGTTGCAAATGGGACAGGTCGAAGCACCGAGTCAGACATGGACAAGAACGACAACTGGTTTGGATAAGTTGTCGAATAGGTCTGGTTGATGCCGGTCTTAAGGGTAGTCAGGTCGGCAGCTGAAAGAGCGTTACCGTCCGTGAAGACTGTGCTGACTGGAAGGTTGGCCATGTTAACTCCTACAAACTGGATGGACTTAGATTGAAACTGCAACGCCAATCCGATGGACTGATGTCGTGGTTGATGGACTCAACACAGCAAGTATAGGTAGATTCGTCACGATACGGAATTGTGCGCTTCACTGTTACTCGATCACCAAGTTCAGTCAGCAATAGCGAAGTCCACTCGGTTGAACCTAAGCCATAAGGGTTGAACCCGATGGATTCGATTCGATAAGACGGGATGGCCCAATGGTTTGCCATGTTGGTGGCAATAGTTTTCATGTCGATGTCACTGTAATTGAAACTTGTCAAAGTTCTACTGATTGAGCCATAACGACTAGCGCTTGCACCATTAGTTACGGTGACAGATTTTGGGTCGCTTCCATCCTGATACTTGTCAACCGTAAGGGTAATGGTGTTGTTGACATACTTGTCGCCACCAGTGACCGATACCTCGTCATACTCAATCGTTTCTGCGGTCTGTTGATCGCTGAAAGTGTTTCGAGTGCTGCGGTTGTAAAGGTATGCAAACGGATGAAATGTTGGTTTGCCAGAACGGTCAATAAAGAATCGACCCATCTCGGATAGGGCAATGGTGTTGCAAGCATCCCAAGCACTTAGGAATTGTTTGATGTTTCCATTGTTGTAGGTGCTGGAATATAGCAAACGATAGGCGGAATTCCACCCAACACCGTTGAGAATTTGACCAATCTGAGTGTCAGCTGCAATCGGGGTGTCAGGGGTTGAAATGTAGGCAACACGCTTAGACAGCAAAGTGATTGCATCAGCGCAAGTCAACGTCACACTTGGCGAGAATCCCTGCTCAATCTGAACATCCTCGATGTAACCAGAATAGATTGGGTACTCAGTGCCAGAACTGTATTGAGCAGTAATCTGAACGCCAGTTCCACCAGCAAGCAACGGCCCTAGGTCTTGCCCCATGTAACCCTTGAAAGCTACGCCTGTGCCAGATGAAACGCCAACATTTCCCCAGGCAACAGTGAAAGTTCCAGACCCCATTGACACAATCGGCAAGTTGTAAAAGTTTAGCGAATTACCTGAAGCAATGTTTAAGCCCTGAACCGACACGATGTCATCAACATGGAACGGTTGCCAACTGCCCGAATAGGTGTAGGTGTAGGTCGAGGTTGTTCCATTGCCGGTGGCGGCCGTTACTGAACCAAAGCCACCACCAGGAAACTGTGGGTCATAGTTGCCCGACAGGTTGTCAAAAGTAACCGTCGCCTGTCCAGATTGAAAGGACTGATCCTCACGAGTGCGACCTCGACGAATACTGATTGACCTCATGTCAGTGCTAGGCAACTGAATCTTTGTAGTGAAAGGTGCATCTGGTACACCAAGAACGTCAGAGCCACCGAGCAAAGAATACGATAAGATGAACTTGCCTGAAGTTCGGTTCGAGGTGTCAAGGTAGATGCGAACAACTGGCGCATTTGTGCCATCAAGTAACGCCATAACCTAGACCCCCAGAATGTTTGGATTCAAACCTTGACGACGCATCAGGATTCCAATGTTGTCACGAACACTGACAGCCAAGTCATGCTCTTTGATTACTGAACCGTGAACATGAACTGTTACCTTTGTCCCGAAGCCTCCGCGTGACAGTGGAACAACTGCCTCAGGGCCAGCCTCGCCAATCATCGCAACAGTTGGACTGTTCACGATTCCCCCAGTAGCAAGTTTGGGAATGCTCGGAATGTTCGGAATGTTCACGCCAACTTTGCCCAAGCCTGGGATATTAATTTTGACTTTGTTTGCCTTGTCAATGACCATGTTCAGTTTGCCGATAATGAAATCGACAATGCCAATCCAAATGTTGAAATAGCCTTTGATGATATTTCCGACAGCTGAGAATGCTCCATGCACAATGTTTGCAATTCCGTTGAAGATGCCTTTCATGGCATTCATGAAACCGTCAAACTTTGCCTTTACCGCATCCGTAACCTTGTGAACAATCTCTTGCACCTTCTCAAAGATTTCTTTCCAATGCTTCTTGAGATAAAAGGCTGCAGCGACAAGTAGACCAATGGCAAGAATGATTCCGCCAGTTGCAAGAATCATGGCAGCGTTGGCAGCAATCCAAGCGGCAGCAGTCGAGACAGCCGAAGCGATACCTGCAGCACCAACAACTGCGTAATACTGAATCTTGAAAGCAGTCCACTCGATTGTCTTCGCCATGTCGACAGCAAACGATTTCGCTGAAGCAATAGTCGCAAGAGTCAACTTGGTGATGTATGCACCGATAGCGCCCACAAGAATTGTTCCAATAGCAATGGCCAAGTATTTGGTCACCGTTCGATGCTTATCAAGATAAGTGATTGCGTTGCTAATACCGTCAACCATTCTTGTCAGAATAGGAATCAACTTCTCGCCAATAGTCACAAAGACTTTGTCGGTATTTGCTTTCAGGCGCTCCATCTTCCCTGCAAGAGTTTCGGAGGCAGCCGTAGCCTGACCACCAATCTTCTCTTTCAAGACGTTCATAATCTGAGTGCCGGCCTGAGCCGTCGCATTCACCTTGTGTTGCGCCTCAACAAGTTTGTCGTGAGCGCGAGCCAACTGTTCAGAACTCACCTTCGTCTTCTTGTTGTTATCGTGCGACTTTTCAACAAGTTGGTTGTATGCCTTCTGAGCCTTCTCCAAACCTGTGTGAGCCTTCTGTAAAGCCTGAGCACCGCCAGCAGCAACAGGCAAATCAATGCCCAAAGACTTCAACGGCTTCAAGAAACCCTCATGAGCCTTAGCCACAGCAATGGCAGCCTGAGCCAACGGGATATGCTTCATGCGAGCAAGGTCAGCTGCAATGCTCATGTCCTTGAGAGCCTTTTGAGGTGATCCAAGAGCAGTGGTCAGATTCGCCATAGCATCTTCAGTTTCATTGTCAGTGAAACCAAGGTCACGCATCTTTGAGGACATTTCCTCAATCTGTGGAGCAACCTTTTCAAACTCCACGCCAGAGTTCTTCACCGCAGTTTGAAGGCGAGTATGTGCAGCCTCAAACTCCATCGCCATCTTCACAGATTCGTAACCGACACCTGCAGCGACAGCACCCAAGCCCAGCAGTGCACCCTTACCGACAGCCGCAACTTTCGTGAATGTCGTCTTTGAGGTCGCTTCAGTTTCACGCATCTCAGCGCGAGCCTCACCCATCTTGGCAGAGAACTCACCGATGGACGCTTTCAGTTCAACGAATACTGGTGGCAACATACCCATTACAAAAGACCTCCACGTCGCTCAACTGCTTTGCCCCACGCCTTCTGATAGACGGCCGGCATCTTAGGCTCAGCCTTCTCAACGGCTGGCTTAAAAAAGGGAAACTTGCGCTCCAGTTCGTGCTTCTTCAAATTGTTGACCTTGCCACCAATACCGACACCGCCAGTAAGCCACTTGCCAATCTTTCGCGGACGACGGACACCACCCAAACCACCAAGCAGAGCACCCGAAAACTTGCCAGGGCCACCAGAGCGAGGATTGTTTGTGTTACCGCCTGGAGCAAGCCTGACGGTCTTCTGATACACGCGAGACTTTCCACGCTCAGTCCATCGAGGAGCGCCCTTAATGTTCTTGCGAACCTCACGCTTCACCAGATTCTGCTGAGCCTTCAATGCTTTCACAGTGGCAAAGTCGACGTTGCGCTCAATCTCTTTCGTGGTCGTTTGGAAGCGGTCAACACCATGCATCGTCAATGAAATGAAATCAGGCATTCGCTTCCTCCATCTGCTTATTTTTGACGCGAGCATAAGTGTCATCGATCGCAAGAAGCCAGTCCAAAGTTGATGCTGGCTCAAGTTCGAGCTGAGACGGAGTGCACCCCATCAGTTTGCAGAGCCGATACGTTCGAAGATGCTCAGGAAGCGAACCTCGAACAGTGCCGCCCTCAAGCGCTCGCTCTAAACGCTTAAGGGCTGACCAGGGGAATCTTCGTCAGTATCCAAACCAAAGTTCGGCATCATGTCAGTGATGTTGTCAACGACAGACTTTTGAAGAATCTCATAGTCACTAGCTTTCAAGTTCAGCACAGAGTCCAAAGACACTGGCGACTCGAAAGACCACGACTCCACGCGAGCCACAATCAACACATCGTTCAGATCGTTGAAAGTGTCCAACACGTCAGGGTCGATTGTTGCCGCAACTTCTGCAGCCTTAGCCTCGTCAGTCAGGTCGGTGGGCGCAGACTTTAACGCTTCACCGGCCTGACCTTGAGACACTCTCATCATTGCCTTCTCGACAGGTCGGCGGAGTCTGACCGGCACGTCTTGAGGCTGGCGAAGGATTGCCCAAGCGCCATTGGTGAGTTCTAGTTTTTCCGACATGTTTATTCCCCTGTCTTAATCGAATTAGATTGCAGCGTCTTGTGAGACAACTGTGATGGTGAGTGGTTCGGAAGGTGTTCCAGTGGTGCTTCCATCGTATGCAGTGAAAGACACATCCAAGTCGACAGGGCCAGGGCCAGTCACGTTTGGTGTGTCAGCGTCGTACTTGACGTTTGGAAGGCTGATGGTGATGGTTTCATACGTTGTACCCGAAATCAGTGCGCCTTGAAGCGTCACAACAATCGCAGCGCTTGCATCAGAGATGAATTTGCTGAGGATGACAGTGTCAGTGAACTCAACCTTCATCTTGCCCGAAATCTTGCGGAAGCCATTCACAATCTGCTCCTGCTTCACGCCAGTTCCGTCCAGGTTGTAACGGTCAGTCTTGATGGCATTGTCAACAGTCAGCGTGAAATCCTTCACATTGATGGCTGCAGTTCCATCGATGGTGACAGTTCCACCAGCAAACGTGTAAAGGCTCGAAGCGCCAGAGATGGTGTATGACGGAGTCTGAGCTGCAGTCGAGGTGGAGAACTTTGCAGCGTCAATGGTGAACTTAGCTTTAGCAATGTCACCGTTAGCAACCGACAACTCGAAGCCAGAAATCTTGCAACCTGACAGAGTCTTGGTGGTGTACGAGCCAGAGTAATTCGGAATCTTCACCTGCATGGAGAAGTTGTCACCTAATGGATCACCGAAAGTGTAGGCGGCCGAGTAGACACCGCTGGACACTGTAGTTGGTGTCACCTGGTTAGCCATAGCCAAACCAAACAACAAACCTGTTCCACGCGTAGGCAGGTCAATTTCGAAATCACCCGAAGCGTCAGACGTGACAAGAACACGACGGCCAGCACGCATCGTGACACCGCCACCACGAAGACCCATGCCTTCTTTGATGTTCTTGTTGAACTTCAAGTTCTCGTTATTGAACTCGTAAAACTTTGAGTTAGTAATTGAAGCAGGGAACACGCCAAACGACGATTCACCTGTGAAGATTCCCAGCGAGGAAGCAATACCAGCACCGACAGCCATGTCTTATTCTCCTTGTGCAGTTTCTGCCGACTGAGCCGGCTTTGATGTGGACTTCGAGGTGGAAACTTCCCACACCGAAACTTGAGCAACGAAACCTTCAACAAGACTGTCGTCGATTTCAATAGATTCGCCAGCCTTGATGATGGCGTTGAGGTCAGGGACTTCAAGGTCATCTGACGTGATGTTCTTCAGGGTTGCCACAGTGACTCCTATGTTCGGGCTTTGTAAGTGATAGTGAATGAAATAACAACCGCCACACCAGCATTCGTCTGGCGGTATGACGTGGTGCTCTGGGCAATACCTGCAAACAGGCAAGAACCGCTCAGAGACGGGTCTAGGCGAATGGCAGTATCGACAGCCGACATGAGAGCGAACGCTCGCGTGCGACGGCTTGTGAGGTCTGTCGTGCCATCCCAAGAAGCAAGGAAGCAATCCACGCTTCCGTCCTCAAACATCTTCTTCGCACCAATTTGGTCATAGGTTTGAGTCAGCGACACGGCTGTCACGTCACCATCGTCCGAGCCATCGTGACCAATCGCGATGAAGTCGCCAGGAAAGGTTGAGTCCACCTCAATACCGTCAAAGATGCGGACAGTCGACAAATCTGACGAAGCCTTCAGCTGCGAAATTATGCCAGCAACTACGGCTGGGAAAGCAGTGGTAGCCATTTAAGCGATACCCGGCAGACTGGCAGGATCGAGCAACTCCATCGCACGACGTGGAAGAGAATATGTCGGAGTGGAGTAGAACTCATCACCTGCACCGTTACGGTTCATGATGTTGACAGCACCTCGTTGAGTTGACCAAAGGTGGCGAAGGATTTCCAGCACACCTTGCTGAACTGCTGGCGGAGTCACCGTGTAGCCAGCGATGTAGGTCACGGTCACAGCATTCACGCCAGAAGCCCAGAAGCCATAAGCGCCAAACGACGATGAAGCCGAGATGGTTGAGGTGGTCAGGCGATAGAGTCGCTGACCGGTGTCGTCCAACTTGTATTGGCTTGAATCCAAAGTCACGCCAGACTCGACAACCGTCGTGATACTAATCGCACGAGGTGAGCGCAGACGAAGAACGTCAGTCTGACCGTCATAAGTTTCGACGATCGTGCGACGGCCAAGGACAGCGCCAACATAATTCTCGGCAAGGTCTTGGGCAGCGTCGATGAAGCGGCGAATCTCATCCTCGTCAGCTGACGCAGCAGGGATGTTGAGATGGCTCAGCGCCATGTCATAACTTACGACCGGCAGAGTTGTCAGGTCACGGACACTGAACTCGTCAGTAAACGCTGAAGCATTCGTGCCAGTAGCCACCCAACGAATCAGGTGACGACCAGACAGCGTCGGAGTGTACGCCACATCATAAAGACCAGCATCCGAATTAGTAACGCTAGGCGTGACTGAAGTGCCGTCAGGAAGAGTGATCGTACACACCACAGAAGTCGCATTCTGCGCTGTCCCTGCACTATTAGTGATAGTGATGCCAAGAGCGGCAACATCACCCAAGTCATAAGATGCCATCAGTTATCTCGCTTTCATTGTGGCGGTCTGAACAGTTCGAGGTTTCGTGCTCGCCGAAGAAGTAGAGCGAGGCTTCGCCGAAGCAGTAGAAACAGTTCGAGGTTTCGAAGTGGCGACAGGTTTCACCGTGAAAGTCATCGTGCCTGACGTTGTCGCCTGGTTGTAGGTGAGGTGAGAGTTGTAGGCGA